GCATCACTCGTCGGAGCCCTGGAGGCCGGCGAGACGTTACCGCCCATCGTGGCTGATAATGCCAGCAAGCGAATCTCGGACGGTTGGCACCGGGGCAGAGCCCACAAGCGGCACTCTGGCCCAGAGTGCGAGGTAGAGGTTCTGTTGGTTACATACCCCAACGAAGCGGCCATTATGCTCGACGCGGTTGCCCGCAACGCAACGCATGGCAGGCGGCTGGACGCTATGGACCGCCGCCGATCCGTCCTGATGCTGAGAGCTGTAGGTCTGAGTGACGCGAAGATTGGGGAGGCTATGCGTCTTCCCGAGTCCCGCGTCGAGACGTTGAGCATCCGCGTGGCTGAAGCGCCAAAGTCATCCGAGGGCGTGATTCCCGGTACGTCGTCTATTGCTTTGAAGCGATGCTCGTTTCACCTGGCCGGCGAAAGAATGACGAAGCGCCAAGCTGAAGCGCACCGGTCCATGCCGGGCACTACGCTGACTCTAATCGCCAGACAACTACGTTTGGCCCTGACGGAAGGGCTGGCGAATATGGCCGACGATAAGCTCATGGATGAGCTGCGGATGCTTGAAGAGGTGCTTGGTCCGGTTGTGGCTTCGGTCCCCACGTAGCGAGGCGCGGCTGGTCTTGGCTGGGCATGGCAGGCGAGGCATGGCGTGGCGAGGCCTGGCATGGCGAGGCGCGGCAGGGCACGGCATGGCAGGCACGGCACGGCCGGGCTTGGCTTGGCACGGCTGGGCCAGGCATGGCTTGGCAGGCTAATACCGGCAGGGTCCGCAACAAGCGGGCTCTGTCGGTTTGTGTTTACGGATTGCCGCCAAATAGATTCGGCGTAGTACCGCCGTAGTAATCGCCGATTGTCATCGGTCCCTGATTGGCACTCGGACTGGCAACCGAACCACTACCAATGCCGGCCAGCCGGGCATAGTACGCCTGAGCGGAGCGGCGTAACTGGTAGTTGCTACCGCCCGCATACGGAACCACGTGCTCTACACAGCCGGCCAACGCCACGGCTACGGCCATCACAACAGCCAACAGAATTGATCTAACAACGTTTCTCATATCTATCACCTCACCTAAACAGTACCCCATCCGTGCCATTCTGACCATTATTCATTTCTAGTTGCCTTATAAGGCAAGCCCAACCTATGAACCACACACACGTTACGTTATAGACCTAGCATGTCGTTATCGAGTAGCTCTACGCTGGACACCGCGAAAGACGCCTATAAAGACAACCTGAGCTATGCCACAACCGGCGGTAGCGCAGGTGTAACCAAGGCGAGGTTATTCGTCGAGGCGTGTCTGTGGTTGCTGCTGGAGATACCCAAGGCGGCTGGCAAGGGTGGGGCTAATATCCAGATGAATCCTGAGCTTATCCGCATGGAGCTAGAACGGGCGCAGGCGTGGATTGCAGCCAACGATATCAGCGACAACGCGAATGCGGGCGTCACTCATTTTAGCCTGGAGGGCTTCCGCACTTGAGCCGTACCGGCCACCAACAGACTGAACGCCCTGACATCCCGCGAGCCTTCATGGAGATGCGCGCGGACTACCGGGCCGGCAAGGCGTCTCGCTTTCAGCGCGTCCGCTCCGGTGTTAGCACAATGGGCAGTGGGGCTGATTACCACATCCGCAACGAGACTCAATTTCTAAAGACGATGGAATACGCGCTGGATATGGCGCGTAACGACACGGTAGTTGGGGCCATCGTCGAGCGTTCGATTCATAACCTATTCCATGACGGATTCGGCTTCGATCCTCAGACCGGCGACAGCGCGCTAGACGATGACCTCAAGGCCAGCTTCACAGAGTACGCCAACGATCCCGACCTGTGCGACGTGTCATGTCGGTACACGTTACACCAGATGGCCGAAATGGTTGCCTGGGGTGTCAAGGTTCCGGGTGGCGCATTCGTATTGCCACACGCTCGCGACATGGGACCGCTGGAGCTAGTCGAGTACCAACGCTGCCGGACGCCTTCCAACACTACAAAGAATGTAGCGCTCGGTGTATTGCTCGATGACTACCGTAAGCCGTTGCAATACTGGTTCACGAAAGATGAACTCGACCCGAACCAACCGCTATCCCGTGTTAGCGACATAGAGCAGATAGACGCTCGCGACGCTGACGGCTATGAGACAGTGTGGCATATCGCCAGCCCGTGGCGCATCAGTCAGACGCGCGGTGTTACCAGCTTCGCAGCGGTGTTTGAAGCGCTGGGCATGTTCGACGACTTGCACTTTAGCAACATCGTCAAGGCGCTAGTGGCAAGCTGTTTCACGTTTATCCGCGAGACACCGTCGGACTTCAAGGGCGGCAAGAAGGGACAGCATGGAGCACGCTCTACCCAGACCATGAGCGACGGCAATACGCGGCTTGTCGAGGAACTGAGCCCCGGACAAGAGATCGTCGGCCGGCCTGGCGAGAAGATTACAGCCTTTACACCTAACGTGCCTAACGCTGAGTTCTTCGATCATGCAAAGTTTGTGCTTCAACTGGTGTGTGCTACACAGAACCTACCGATAGCGTGTTTCCTGCTGGACGGCCGCGAGACGAACTTCAGCGGCCAACGATTCGCCAGCGATCAAGCCAAGATCGGCTGGCGTCGGGAACAGGGCTTCTATGCTCGCGCTTTCCATCGCAAAGCATACATACACCATCTCCGCTGCCGCATGGCCAACGAACCCGCGCTGATGCGTCAGATGGTTAAGCTCGGCAACAAGCTCTTCGCAGTTGCTATCACGCGTCCGGCCTGGCCGTACATGCAGCCAGTTCAAGATATCGAAGCTCGCCGACGGGAACGCGAATTGCTGTTGACCTCACCGCGCAGGCAATCACAGGAGCGGGCCGTCGAGTGGAGTGAGGTTGTAAGCGAAACTGTCATAGACCACGAGTACGCAATTAGTCTAGCGCTGGAAGCGGTCGCGCGTATCCGCGACAAGCACGGTGTAGACATTGACCCGGCACGTCTACTGTATCTGGACCCGGTGCGGAATCTGATTGAGGTGGCGGCGGACGCAATCGGTGGTGGCACCAATGGTAACATGGGCGCTCCCGCGGTGAACATGAACGACTACGGTATCGGCGTCCGTGCCGGGGCCATGACACCACAGCCAGAGGACGAAGACTACTTCCGCGATAGTATGGGTCTGCCGCCGGCCAACGAGCAGGTCAAGGAGGCATGGGCACAAGAGGGTGTCCGTAGGCCGATCACACTGGCAAAAGATGAAGACGAGACAAACGTACCTACGGAACCCACAGAGGGCGCAGAGAATGAGGACAGCGAGAAATGACCGAGCACACCGACTATAGCATCGGGAGCATAGCGGCCGCCTTAAAGGCATCACCCGTGGCAGTACTGGGCCTGATTAAACAAGGACGTATACCGGCTACCAAGATTGGTGACGTGATATACGTCGCGGCAGAAGACATGCGCACACGGGTAGCGGAGGAGATAACACTTCCCGCGCCTGACATCTCGCGGCCCGTACCGCCACAGACGTCAACACCACAAGCGGAGATTGCCAGTCTGAGGGCCGAGTTGGCCCGCGTACAGGAAATGCTAAGGCATGTCCAGGCGGCCAACGTACAGATAGCAGCCAAGACAGCCGCGCCCGAAAGCAAGCAGTCGTGTCAGACGCCAGAACCGCCGGCCGCTGATACCAAGCGAATCCGCCGGCGCGCGAAGGATGACAGCAATGGAAATGCCGCTTCCGAATAGCAGTGGACTGCCGCGCCTGAGTCAGTACCTAGGCGCATGGGCCATGCATATACCGGCCTTTGAGCAGGTAGTCCAGCACGTGCGCGGGCTCAATCTGGCAGTACATATTCAAGCGGCACAAGCGGAGGTGCCTGCGACAGGCGAATCAAAGACAAAGGGCTACATGACTACCGAAGACGGCATTGCGGTTATCCAGGTAGTCGGCACGCTAACAAAATACGGCTCTAGTCTGACGGATGGCCCGTCAACGGTAAGCGTTCGTCGCGCATTGCGCAACGCCACCGAATCCGCTGACGTTAAAGCTGTTATGTTGTTAGTAGACAGCCCCGGCGGCGCGGTCTCTGGCACGGGCGACCTGGCCGACGATGTGCACCAAGCCAATAAGAGCAAACCGGTCGCGGCGTATATCGAAGATATTGGCGCGTCTGGTGCGTATTGGATTGCGAGTCAGGCCGGGCGTATTGTTGCCAACCCATCGGCGTTGGTCGGATCAATCGGCACGTTCGGAATAATCCGCGACTACTCAGAGATGGACGCTAAGGCTGGTATCAAGACGCACGTAATCCGCGCTGGCAAGTTCAAGGGAGCGGGCGCACCGGGAACCGAAGTAACCGATGAACAACTAGCTGAAATGCAAGCCGAAGTAGACGCGATCAATGCGGTATTCCTGCAGGCTGTGGCGCGGGGGCGCGGCATGGGCCTGGAGGCTGTCGCCAAGCTGGCAGACGGCCGGGTACACGTTGGCAAGGCCGCGCAGGATATCGGCCTGATAGATAGTATCGAATCGTTCGACGCGGCGCTATCCGCGCTAGTCGATGAAACACGCCGGCCCCGTCCGGCTTCACTGCAAGCAAAAGGAGTAAGCCTTATGGCGGAAGACCCGGACAAGAAACTACAAGATGACGAGGATCTCGAAGACGAGCAGACCGAAGAAGAAGAGCCCGTCGAGGACGAAGACAAGCCCGTCGATGAGGAAGAAGAAGCGGCGGACGAAGACAAAGAAGAAGAAGTCGAAGACGAAGAGGATGAGAAGAAGGCTGCGACAATTACCGAGTTGCGCGCCGCTTTGCCCAACGCCACCGACGCCGATCTGTTGGCCTATGCCGAAACCGGCTTGACGGTCAGTCAGGCGACTACCATTAACAAGACTCTCAAGTCAGGCGCCAGACCCAAGGCGCCCGGTAACAACAAGGGACTGGGCACGCGCAAACAACGCAAGATCTCGCGGGACAGAGACGATCTTGAGACTCGCAAGGCCCGCGAACTGACGGCTATGCGTGATGACCATTCGTTTATAGCTGCGGCTAAGGCGCTGGCCAAAGAAGAGAACATCTCGCTGCGCGAAGCTAAGAGCCGTGTGGCGAATGAACAGGAAGAGATGTACGCGGAATACAGAGATACGTTTCGCGCCAAGTAACGAACCGTGGCGGGCTAGCAGGACGCTGCGAACCGGGCCTGACCGGACCCCTGCCCGCCTCTGAAACTCCGGTTAACCCTCACTCGGCGGTCGGAGTGTAAGCCATGAGGAATACATTATGGCAGTCGAACACATGGATTCGATTACGCTCGTGGCCGGCGAGGAACTGGAACCATATCGGCGCGTTAAATACCACTCCACTGCCGGCCAGGTGGTATACGCCGACGCCACAGACGCCGACAACTGGATCGGCATTACCCAACCCAGTGAAGACGGCGAGGTGGCGTCCGGTGGACAAGTCAACGTCAAGCTGCGCGGTGCGTCGCGGACTTTGAAGGTGGAGGCCGGCGCAGCCGTCACGGCCAACGCTAACTTGTACCCCGAAGATGACGGCAAGGTATCCGATGACGCTGGTACGGTTATGATCGGCTTGGCGGCTGGCACCGATACGGCCGGCGCGGCTGGCACGATCATCGAGATGCACCCGCATCGTTTCGGTACCGACCTGGACAACCATGGCCACACCGCAGGCGCCGACGGCGGCAAACTCACGTCGCCGGCAATCGTAACAGCACTGGTAGACACAAACGCGGCAGAGTGGATCAAGGTCGGCGCAACCGCGAGCGCGGTGAATGAGCTTACTATTCACAACGCCGCTACCGGCACCAAGCCGAAGATTGCCGCGACAGGCGAGGCCGACAACGGCATCATCTTCGAGAATGACCAAACCGAAGAGATGCTGATTCTCGCGTCCGCCGCGTCGTCGGTAAACGAGGTGACGGTAACAAGTGCCGCGACCGGCGTAGCGCCGAGCATCAAATCGAGCGGTGCCGATACGCATGTTACGCTAGAGCTTGGCTGCAAGGGTACCACCTCTGTTGTGCAAGCCACGGCCCCGCTGGTTCACAAAGCAACCCAAACCGCCGTGACTGATACCGCGACGATTACTATCGCACAACTTCTGACGAAAGTGCTTGACGGTACTCCGACGGCGGCGGCCACTTACACGCTACCGACGGCGGCGGCCCTCGTAGCTGGCATTACAAACTGCAAGGTTGGCGACAGCTTTGACTTTGCAATCAATAACAAGTCGGCGGGTGCTAACACGATTACGGTCGCCGCCGGTTCTGGCGGTACAGCCGACGGTACGTTGACCGTTGCCCAAAACGTGATACGCGCCTTTAAGATTATCGTAACCAACGTTACGGGATCAGCGGAAGCGTATTATGTCTACGGCATCGGCGCGTAGAAGATGACAACAGACTTGGCGGGCTAGGTTAGCTACCGAACCGCGTTAGCTCGGAACGCGTGCCCGCCTTTGTAAATAACACCGAGCGCCACGCCTGACCCGAGCCGGGTATCAACCAGCGAGGTTGAAACAATGCCCAAGCAAGTAGCAAGTGGCGGGCGCGGCGCAGAACGCCTAGACCTGGGACGCCCGTTTGAAGAGTACCCTCTAGCGGTATTGGGAATGATCGGCAAGATGATTCTTCCGATCTTCCCGGTAAGTAAAAAGGCGGCGGCGGTTTCGGTGATTACCCGTGAGGGCCTATTGCGCCGACGTGACGTGCGACGCGCTGACGGCTCTAACTTCAGCCGCGACACGTTCGACGTTGATGAGTTGACCTACAACTGCGTCGGCTACGGACACGAGCAGTTCGTCACCAAGGCAATGCGAGAAGTCTATCGCAACGACTTCGACGCCGACACCTATGCACAAGGCATGGTTCAGCGGATTCTCGATACCGAACTTGAGATCCGTATCGCTGCGGAAATCTTCGACGGTACTACCAACTGGCCATCAGGTACGGCGGCGCTCTATACCGACGTGTCAACCGACTGGGATGACACCGCGTCCACGATCATCGCTGACGTGGAAGGCGCGAAAGAGAAGGTGCGCGACAACTGCGGCATGGAAGCGAATACGCTGGTAGTTAGCTCTGCTCATTTGAAGAGCCTGAAGACCAACGTGATTATCAAGGCCATGTTCCCCGGGATCGACGTGCTGACTGACGTAGCCTTGTTTAGTAACCTGTCGGCCATCTTCGGTATCCCCAATATCCTAATCGGCTCTGGTGTCTACAACGCCGGCGGCGAGGGCGCCACGCTGAGCATGACCAAGATATGGTCTGACGATTACTGCTGGGTCGGCGTAGTTCCGCAATCTGGCGACCTAGTAGAGCCGGGCGTCGGCCGCACGATGCAATGGGACGCTTTTGGCGCTGACGGTTACGAGTGGAATATGTACACCGAACCGCAGACCAAGACCGATGTATGGCAGGGCGAGCACTACGTTGATGAGAAGGTTTTCGACGCCTACTTCGGCCATCTGCTGTTGATTGACACCTAGACCCCTACCGCCCCCGTGCACGACCCGGCGCGTCGCAATCTCCCGGCGCGTCGGGTCGGCACCCTGGCGGTACAACACGGGTGATACTACATGACCGTCTTCGATGACCTATGCACGCAAGCACTGGCACCGGCGCTGCTGGCTGCGCATGGCGAAACAGTTACCTACTTTTGTAGTACTGGCAATGGCGCTATCGACGCCGGCGAGTTCATACAGGCCATCGTCTACCGCGAACCTAAGCAACAACGTGGGCCGTCAGAAATACAGCGCGTTGAGTACCCCATAGAAATAGATATAAGCCAAAGCGACAAGGCGGTTATCGTGCCCAACGGTGACACGGTAGCATTGAGAAAACGTGTCGGCGATAGTAGCAACACTACATTCCGCGTAGCCGAGATTCTGAACAGCGACGGCGGCATGTGGCGATTGGGGTTGAATTGATGGCAGGTCCGGCGGTTGAAATCATAGTCAACGAACAGCAGTACGCCGAACTGGCAAAGCTGCTGCGCGATGTGCCGGGCGGTATCGACAAGGCCAGCTATCAAGCTGTCAACAAAACGGCGCGTTGGGTTAATACGCGGGTGCTCAAGGCAATCACCGATCAGCTAACGATCAAGCGCAAAGATATCGCGGGCAAGCGGCATAGGTTCGGAGGCGTAACTGTGCATCGCGCTTCCGGCAAGCATCCCGTGGCGCATGTCCGCGTAACCGGCAAGCGTATTCCAGTCTATCGGTTCCGGCCACGACCGACGTTGCCGCAACCTTACGAACCTCTGCCTAAACGCGGACTAACCTATAAGATCTGCAAGCAAGGCGGACGGCGGCGCATTTCGGATGCGTTTGTGGCCAGGATGCGAAGCGGGCACATGGGAGTATTCCGTCGTGCCAAACGCACGCGGCTTCCGATTATGGAGTTATATGGCCCGTCGATTCCGCATGTAGCCAGTACATCGCCAGAACTGAAGCGGGCATTTAATATCGACGCTACAGGGCAGCTGCATAAGAATCTCGTCAGCCAGGTTGATTACTTACTAGCGAAACACAAGGCGCGCAATGGCTAACCTGTCGATCAGAGAGCGAATAGAGGCGCAACTACTTATCACCGTGGCGGCGATAAGTGGCATTGGCACGGCGCGGCGATGGGACATGCGCGGACTGACTAACCAAGGCCCGCTAGACGTATTCATCGTATTGGGCGATGACGAGGTTGACGAGGGCGCTGAGGGCTCTATCGGCGTAACGATTAAGCGTGCCGAGCTATACGTCGGTGTGGCAATACAGCAGAGCGAAGATGACACAAGCGAAGTTACCAGTGTATTGCGGAATCGCTGGATCGGGCGCGTCCAGGCGGCTGTTATGGCAGATACCTATGTTATTGAGACGGGCACCAGCGCGAAGCTGGCGGTAGACATCCGCGAGACAGGAACAGGATTCGCAGACTATATGGACGGCACGGCCGACGCTATCGCGGCATTCGAGGTGGAATACCAACACTACTCAAATGATCCGTGTACCGGCCCCGGCATTACTGCCGTTGCGGAGTAAACATTATGGCACTACCAGCGGCACCATTACTAACACGCAAGAAGGTTGTCGGCGCGGCAGCGGAGACCACTAAGGGTACATCGGTACTCGCGTCCGTGACTACAGCCCTGGCCAGTACGCTGACCTATGACGCCAAGTGCTCGCCACAAGGCATGGTTGACGACGGGCGGCGCGAGCCGGACGGCCTGTATCAAGGTCAGATTGTGGCCGTACCGGGTAAGCGTGTCGGGCAACTGACATTCCGCCAGGAGCTACGCCACGGCGATGTATTGATGACCTTGCTGACGGCGTGTGGCTACAAAGACGCTACCGGATACAAGCCTGTATCGTCGATCTCCGACCAGAAGTGTCTGAGCATGAAGGTCTGGGAAGATGGCCGGATGAAGGCCATTATCGGCGCGATGGGGGACTGTAGTATAGAGTGGACGCATGGCGGGCGGGTGTTCGCTAACTGGACCTTTACAGGTGTGTGGCAAGCCCCGACCGATGTAGCCATGCCCGCGACTGCGCCGGTGACATCAGTAACCACACTCAAGGCAGCGGGCGCTACGTTGACAGTCGGCGGCGCGGCCATTGGTTATGTCGGCAGCGGACGTATCAATCTCGGTAACTCGGTTGCCATGCGAGAAGACATCACTTCAGCTAGTGGTGTTATTCATGCGGTTATCGAGTCGCGTAACCCGACTGTGGAGCTTGACCCCGAGGCGGCGACCGTGGCCAACTCTGATTGTTACGGTTCGCTGTTGGCCGGCACGGCGGGTGCCTTGGCGCTAGTGTTTACAGACGGCACTGCTACGCTGACAGTAGGCGCACTGAAGCTCCAATATACAGACATTGCTGACAGCGCGCGCGGCGGACGCCTGGTTGACGCGGCTACATTCCTGTGTGCAGCGAGTTCTGGTGACGATGAACTGAGCTTTGCTTACTCAGTATAGGTGGACGATGGATAAGAGACCTAGTACACAGGCCATCCGGGCGGCAGTTAAGAAACACCGCCCCTCTATGGCCAACGCGACAGACGATGAATTGTGGCGCCTGTGGACCGCAATACCCGAGTATGTACAGGCCCAATACCTAACCAGCGGAGCGATTGATGATAGCGTTAGATCCGAGCCAGACAGTAACAGCAAGCCTGGCCAGCGACAGACACCTGCCAGATGAGCAGCGGCCGTGTTTCGTCGGCCATCATCTGACGGCGGCGGAATGGTTACGCTGTGACCAGCACTTGGAGTTGGCCGGTAAAGCCAACGACAACGCCAAGGGACTGGAACACCTGCTCAACGCCTTCAAGGTGATTCTGATCGGCTGGCGGCATGTGGTCAACCGCAAGGGCGATCCAGTAGAGTTCCGCGTTGAGGAGTTGGCCGATCTGTTGACCATGCGGGAACTGTGGGAGTTGATTTACGAACTGTTGAACGCCATGCGGCTGAAAGAAGATGACCTAAAAAACTCAGACTCGCGGCCGGTTTGCGCTTCGGTGCCGTCTGCGGTAACTGCCCCCGAGTAGGAACCTGTCCGCCTGAGCGGATACCAACCGAGGCGACCGCACTGGTAATGCAGTGCCCAATGTGCGAGGGCGCTGACCGCGAGTGTGAGTGCTGTAACGGTGTCGGAACCTTTGAAATCATCGGCTGCCCACGCGAGCGACTAGGAGCGGACATGTACGAAGCACTATTCGCGGCAGAACAAGCGGACGAGGGTATGTGGCCATGCGCCGGTGGTTGGCTGGATCAGACGCGGAACTGTATAGACGCCGTACGATTCATTCAGTCGGACAAGGCGCATTGGGAGATCGAGCGACTAGGCAAAGCCGATGGCTAAAAAAGAACTAGACATTGAAATCAAAGCCCGCAACCTGTCGCAGCAGGGCTTTAGCAGCGCTGCGCAATCGGCGCAGAAATTCAAGGGCGATGTTGACAAGGGCATGGGTGGATTCGCGTCGAGTGTTACCGAGAAACTGAGCAAGGTAACGGCGTACTTTGGCGCGGCCGAAGCGGGGCTCAAGAGCGTTGTAGCTATTACCGCCATGTGGAATGGGGAGACAGAGAAGGCACATGAGGCGTTGAAGACGTTGCCGCTTGGTGTAGGGCCGCTGTACTCCGCGCTGTATGATGTGCTTGGTGTGCTAACCGGAATCAATGAAGAAACTGAAAAAACCAAAAAGTTAATGAAAGACAACGCGGAAGAGGCCCGCCGCAATCAGGCATCGGTGGCACAGTCGATGTCATTGCGTGAACGAACGGCGACAACAAGCGCGGCTACGAAGCTAATCGGCACAGAGGGCAAGGACCGCGAGATACAAAGCCTTCGCAATACACGTGACGCCCACCTACGCGAAATCAACCGCATAGAAGAAGAAGCATACAAAAAGTACGGCGAGGATAGCCCGGCGTATCGAGGGGTTATGGCCGACGTTGAGAGTTATTCAACTGCGTTCGGCCAGCAAATGGTGGCGCAACGCGCAGCGATAGAGGCGAAGTATAAAGACAAGGCAGAGGCCGAAGAGAAGGCAGCCAACAAAGAAGCCAAAGAGATAGCCAAGCGCAACGCGGACAACTTTGCGGCGGCACAAAAGGATGCCGAAGCACAGGCCCGCCACGAGGTTGGTCTTGAAACCGAAGTGGCAGCGCTGCGACTAGAGGCACAGGGGAAGAATCACGAAGCCGCAATCCTGCGCATACGCCAACAGGCAGCCGAGCTCAGGGCTGTAGCCAAGACAGAGCGAGAGAAGGAACTCATTGATAAACTGTCCATGGCTGCTGTCGCCAAGAGCCAAAAGGAAGAAGGCGATGTGATAGCCAAAAGGAACAAAGACCCATTCGATGCCCTGCGGAAAGCCGCCGAAGCGCGTGCCCGCTACGAAGCCGACCTTGAAACCGAAGTAGCCGCCCGCCGCATGGAAGCCCAGGGCAAGGGCCACGAAGCGGAATTGTTGCGGATTCGACACGCCGCCGATGAGAGGCTGGCCGCTGCTAAGACAGGACGCGAGCGCGAGAATATCGAGGCGTTACGCGATATGGATATCGCCGATGCACAGAAACGCGCCGGCCAATCGCGTATGGCGGGACGCGGTGTTTCTGGTGTATCGCTGACAAATCGCTTCCGGGGCCTATCAGAAGTCTTCGCGTCCAGGGCTCAGATAACACCGGAACAGAAGGCCATCGGCCAGCGGGACGTACAGATAGCGGAAGCCAAACGCGGCAACGAGAAGCTCGATAAAGCCGTGGCGGCAATGAACAGAGTTGCTGATGTCATGGGCGGTTGGGGTATTCCCCTGGGGGTAGGATAATGGCGATAACTGAATGCCCTCCTCCCGGCCCGGAACAGTGGACCGTCAATGGCTTGATCGCTTCCCGTGCGTTCAAGATCGACGCATCCAGCGGTATGCAGGCTCGGAACGCTCTGCTTGACAGTGCGCACGGCATTACCCGTGGTGCAGTCTACTGCAACGCTAAATCCGAATATCCCGATCCGTACTGTATCTGTTTGGCGGTAAGCTCAAAGGGTGTGCCAGACGCCCCGACCGACGGTGACGGGCTCTATCTTGTCACATGCCAGTACGGACGCCCGGTTAGTACCTACATGCCCCCGGCTGTGCCTTATGGTGAACTGCGATACTGGGTAGAGCATGCAACTTCCAGCGAACCTGCCGATCACGACATATCCGGCGGCCCGCTAGTAAACAGCGCGGGTGAACCATTGGAGCCTCCGCCGTATGTCGAGGTGTCTTACGATACTCTAGTGATTCAATGGGTACGTCGGGCGAGCAGCTACGGCGACCTATACCAGCGGTATCGAGTCTACAAAGATACGGTCAACAGCATGAACTTCTATGGTGCCGGCCCGCATTGCATGAAGGCCCGTCCTGTGAACATCGAGGAAGTAGACCGACCAGGTACCAAGGCGGATATGATTAAGTACTTCCGACTCACTGCCCGCTTTGACTACCGCGAGGAGAAGACGTTTAACGGGA